GAATCAAAACCCGCAGCTCGACACCGCCGCGTTCGCAGCCGTGATGCAACAGGCGCTCGCCGCTGCCGCGCTCGCCGGCCGCTACGACATCCTGGAGCAGGCGCGTGGCGGTTAAATACGGCTCGCTCGCCTTCAGCGAGCAGATCGCGTTCTTCCGCCAGAAGCTGAACCTCGGCACGCAAGCGTGGACGGACATCTGGCAGGCGCAGCACGATCGCGCGTTCGTCGTGGCTGGCGCGATGCAGGCGGATCTGCTCAACGACCTGCGCGACGCGGTCTATCGAGTGATCAGCGAAGGCATCACGTTCGAGGCGTTCAAAAAAGATTTTCTCTCAGTCGTGTCACGCAACGGCTGGAGTGGCTGGACCGGCGAAGGCACCAAGGGCGGAGAAGCGTGGCGCGCACGGGTGATCTACGACACCAACCTGCGCACCAGCTACGCCGCCGGGCGGCTGACGCAGATGAAGGCCGTCGCCAACGAGCTGCCGTACTGGCGATATCGGCACAACGACTCGGTCGAGAACCCGCGCCCCGAGCATCTCGCGTGGAACGGTCTGGTGCTGCGATCGGACGATCCGTTCTGGAACACACACTATCCGCCCAACGGCTGGGGCTGCCGCTGTTTCGTCGAAGCGCTGAGCCCTCGGGATCTCGCCGCGCTCGGCAAGGGCGCGCCGGACGCAGCGCCACCCATCGAGCTGCAGGAAAAAGTGGTGGGCGTAACCGGCCCCTCGCCGCGCACCGTGATCACCCCGAAGGGCATCGATCCCGGCTTCGGTTATCAGCCGGGCGCGGCTCCGAATACACCATGACCGGCGCCGCCCTCGGCATCAACGTCGAGATCGACGATCGCGAAGTGATTGCCGCGCTGCGCCGCCTGCAAGCAACGGGCGCCAACATGGAGCCGGTGTTCCAAACCATCGGCGAGCGGCTGCTCATCAACACCCGCGCGCGGTTCGGAAAACAGCAGGCACCGGATGGATCTGCCTGGGCGCCACTCTCGCCCGCGTATCGGGCGCGCAAGAAAAAGAACCCGGATAAAATCCTCACCGCGTTCGGTTACCTGCACGACACCCTGCGTTACCAGGCCAGCGGAGACGGCGTCGAGCTCGGCACCGACCGCGTGTACGGCGCCACCCACCAGTTCGGCCGCGACGGCATTCCCGCCCGCCCGTTTTTGGGTCTGTCCGACGGTGACCGGCAGGACATCCTGGCCATTGTTGCCGACCACCTGGGCCGCGCCCTGAGCAGGTAGTCGCAAAGGCCGTCTACCGGCCGTTTCAGTACCCCTCAAACCTCCCCACCAAACCGCCTGTAAGCCCGCAGGGGCGTTCCGGGCGGCCATCACCCGTCAAAAATTTCTTAAAGACAAGGCGCGGGAGTTAAACGCCAATTGAAGGCTTGTGCCCGGTACTCTCGGGGCGGTGATTGCCGTCCGGGTCAAAACGCGCTAGTTTGTGCGGGCAGCTCTATATATAGGTACTGAACCGCTTCAGTCTTATCCCCCCGCCGTTCCCCTCGTAACCTGCGCCTCACATGCAGTCGTGTGAGCAGTTAATCAGCAGATCGAGGGCGTCATGTGAACCTGATTCAGATCTTCAAACCCGGCAAGCACACCGCCATGTCGGGCGTCGTTCTCGACTTTACCGAATCCGACCTCAAGGCCACCGCCACCGCCTACGACCCGGCGCTGCACGAAGCCCCGCTCGTGGTCGGCCACCCGAAGGTCGACGCACCCGCCTATGGCTGGGTGAAGTCGCTCGCCTACAGCGGCACGCTCGACGCCGGCCCCGACCAGGTGGACCCCGAGTTCGCCGAGATGGTCAACAATGGCCGCTTCAAGAAAATATCCGCTTCCTTTTTTGCGCCCACCGCACCGGGCAACCCGAAGCCGGGCGTTTACTACCTGCGCCACGTCGGCTTCCTCGGCGCCACGCCACCGTCCGTAAAGGGACTCAAGAACGCCAGCTTCGCCGACAGCGAAGAAGGCGTGATCGAGTTCTCGGAGGATGTGGACGCAGGCGTGGTCTCGCGCCTGTTCCGCTCGCTGCGCGAACTCGTCATCGCCAAGTTCGGCACCGACGAAGCCGACCGCGTGATTCCCGATTACATGATCGAGTCCATCAAACCCGCTCAACCCTCCGGCCCGATGTATGCCGACCCACACCAGGAGAACCAAACGATGACCGCCGAACAAATCAAAAAGCTGCAGGACGACAACGCCGCGCTGCTGGCGCAGATCGACGCGAACAAGAAGAAGGATGTCGAGTTCGCCGAGCGCGAGACCAAAATCAAAGAACAGGAATCGAGAGCCAAGCGCACCGACGTGGTCGCCTTCGCCGACGGCCTGGTGAAGGCTGGCAAGCTGCTGCCGCTCGACCAGGCGCCGCTCGTGGAGTTCATGGCCGCGCTTGATGCCGAGTCTGTCATCGAATTCGCCGAGAGCAAGGATGGCGCCACGCGCAAAACACGCAGCACCATCTGGCTGCGCGAGTTTCTTGCCCGCCTGCCAAAGCAGGTGGATTACGCCGAGCACACCAAGCCCGGCAGCGCTGCCGAGAAAACCGCCAGCTTCGCCGCACCGTCGGGCTTTAGTGTCGACCCCGTGCAGCTCGACCTGCACGCCAGGGCGCTCGCCCACCAACGCGCCAACCCGAGCGTGAGCTACGAAGGCGCGGTCGCGGCCGTCGCCGGCTAACGCCCGACCTCAAACGTCTGAACCCAACAGGAGAAACACCCCATGAGCAAACAGAGCATCCCGCTTCTCACGCCGACGCGTCGCCTTACCGGCACGGTGGCGCAGCACCGTTTCGTCAGCGCCGCCGGTGCCCAGGTGGTGGCCGACGCCAACGCCATCGGTGTAACGCGCGTCGCCGGTGTCAGCGGCGACAATGTCCCGGTCGACATGATCGGTACCACCATCATCGAGGCCGGCGCCGCATTCGCAGACGGCGCCACGCTCAAGTCCGATTCCACGGGTCGCGGCATCACCTGGGTAACGGCGGGCGCGCGGCTCGCCATCGCGCTGCAGGCCGCCACGGCGGCCGGTGAGTTCATCGAAGTGCTGCTCATCCCGAACGCCGCGTAATCGGCTTTCGCTAAATATAAATCGATCACCAGGCCCACAAGGAGCCCTCGCAATGAAGAAACTCAACCGCAACCATTTCGTCGCCCTGGCGCTGATCGCGTTTGCGATCTTCACCGCCATCGAGCCGTCGTTCGTTCAGGCGCAGTCGCTCGCGCTCGCCGCACCGTTCGCCGATCCGAATCTGGGGCTAGTCTCGCTGGCCTTCATGGGGCAGATGACGCCCAACCAGGCGCGCGTGATCGATCCTGTTCTGACCACGGTCGCGCAAGGCTACAAGAACGCCGAGATGGTGGGCGGTGTGCTGTTCCCCGCCGTGCCCGTGATGCAGCGCGGCGGCAGAATCGTCAAGTTCTCGCGCGAGGATTTCCGGCTGTACGCCACCGGCCGCGCGCCGGGCACCAACACCAAACGCGTCCAGTACGGCTACGGGTCCGACCCCTACGCGCTCGAACAGCACGCGTTGGAGGGCCTGGTGCCGTGGGAGATCATGCGGGAGGCAAACAATGCGCCGGGTATTCCGATGGCCACGATCGCCGTGCGCAAAACGCAGAACATCATCGCGCTGCGCAACGAAAAAGCGCACGCCGACATCGCCCTGAACGCCGCCAGTTACGCGGCAGCCAACAAGGTCACGATCGCCGGCTCAGCGCAGTGGAGCGACCCGGCCAGCAAGCCGAGCGACGACATCGAAACCGCGAAGGAAGCGGTGCGCGCCAAGGTCGGCCGCTACCCGAACACGGTAACCATCGGCGCGAAGGTGTTTTCCAAACTCAAGACGCACCCGGCCATCATCGACCGCATCAAGTACACCGGTCGCGATGTGGTCACCACCGAGCTGCTCGCCGCGCTGTGGGACGTCGAGCGCGTGGTGGTCGGCAAGGCGGTGTACGAAAACGAATCCGGCGTCCTCGTGGACGTGTGGGGCAAGTTCGTGGTGGTCGCGTTCACCGAGGTTGGTTCGCTCGCCGACATGGGCGTGCCGAGTTACGGCTACACCTACCAGCTCGGCGGCTACCCGATCGTCGAACAGCCGTACCAGGACCGCGGCGCCAAGAGCTGGATCTACCCGGTGACCGATGAACTCGCGCCGGTGTTGGCCGCGCCGGATGCAGGCTACCTGATCACCGCCGCCGTCGCGTAACGAATAACCAACCGCGCGCCGTTGATGGCGCCGGCCGTGAGCGGACGGCCGGCGCCGGAGGCAAACAAAACCTCGGGCCGCTGACTCACCCGAGGTTTTTTTACAGGAGAACACGATGTCCAAATTCACTGTACTAAGCCCAGTCAATTACGACGGCGAGCTTTACGAGATCGATTCCGAAATCGAACTCAGCGCCAAGGCCGCCGTGCCGTTGCTGGAAATGGGCGCGGTGCGCGAGATCGCCGCAACCGCGGACAAGAAAAAGAAGCCGTCCGGCGACAAGTAACGAGTAACGCGCAATGGCCTACGCAACCCAGCAAGACCTGGTCGACCGCTTCGAGGAGGCCGAGCTGATACAGCTCACCGACCACGAAAACACCGGCGCGATCAACACCGTGGTGCTGGCCAAGGCGCAGGACGATGCCGATGCCTTCATCGACGGCTACCTGGCCAGCCGCTACACGCTGCCACTGGCGGTTGTTCCGAAGTCGATCGTGCGCATGGCCTGCGAGATCGCGCGTTATTTTCTGTACGACAACCTGGCGCCGGATGACATTCGCCGCCGCTACGAGGACGCCGAAAAGTTTCTGGCGGCACTTGCCAAGGGCAGCATCACACTCGGCCCCGATCCGGACGACACCGGCAGCGCCGGCGCACCGGAGGTTTCGACACCGGGCCGGGTTTTCACCAACGACACACTGAGAGACTTCTAACCATGCAGCTCGGCACCGTGAAGTGGTTCAACGACAAAAAAGGTTTCGGCTTCATCACGCCCGACCACGGCGGCGACGATGTGTTCGTGCACTACAGCGTGATCGAGGGCGGTGGCGGCCACAAGACGCTGACCGATGGCGATCGCGTGGAGTTCGACGCGACCAAGGGCCCGAAGGGCCTGCAGGCCACGCGCGCGGTGCGGGCGTAACCGATGTTCGCCGAACTGGAGCTGGAGCTGATCGCGGCGATCGAGAACAGCGCGCTGCGCCCGCGCCTGAAAACGCTCGATCTCCTGCCGCGCCTCACGCCGGAAGTGCTCAAGGCCATCGCGGTTACCGCGCCGGCCGTTTATGTCGCCTCGCGCGATCTAAAGGTCAGCGGCAATCGCGTGGACGTGCAGATCGATGTTTTGTGCCTGGCGCGCAACGCACGCGGCCACGTCGAGCTGCACCACGGCGATGGCAAAATTATCGGCCTGTACGAAATCATGAAGGCGCTGCTGGCGCTCACCGGCCCCGGCAGCACGCACGGTTTTATTTTAACGGACGGCCGTCCGGACCGCGATCCGCGCTGGGAAGACGCCGGCCTCGCCGCCGGGCTGTTAACGGTTCGGGTCAGCGAGCTGGTGCCGGCCGAGATCGACGTGGACAGCCTGGGCGCGTTCCTCGTGTTCCACGCCGAGCATTCCCTGGTGGCTGGCGAGAACGAGCCGGCCGCGATTGACGACGTTCAACTGCCCCAGTAACCCGCGAGGCGAACCCTATGGAACAGACCCACATCAAACCGAACACCGACGCCGACGGCAACCCGCTGCGCGTGCGCCTGCCGGAACGGCCGGGCGAGTTTCTGCCCGCCAAAGGCGCCACGGTCGAACTCACGCCACACTGGATTCGCCGCCTGAACGACGGCTCCGTGGTGCGTGTGGAAATCAAAAAAACCACCGGCAAGGAGTAACCGATGCTACCGTTCAATTTGCTACCTGCCTCGCTGCGCCTGCCCGGCGTTTATATCGAGATCGACAATTCGCTTGCCGCCCAGGCGGAGATGGAATTCAAGGTGCTGGTCGTCGGCCAGCGCCTGGCCGCCGGAACCGTGGCCCAGGGCGTGCCCACGCGCATCACCAACGAGGCGCAGGCCGAGGAATATTTCGGCCGCGGTTCGATGCTCGCCGAGCAGCTCAAGGCCATGAAGGCGGTCGACCGCTTCATGGAAACCTGGGCGATTGCGCTGGACGACAACGGCGCGGGCGCTTTCGCGGCCGGCACCGTGACCATCGGCGGCGCGCCGACCGAGAGTGGCACGCTTAACCTGTATGTCGCCGGCAAGCGCGTGCAGACCGCCATCACCGCCGCGCAGACACCGACACAGATCGCCACCGCGCTGGCCGCCGCCATCAATGCGGATACCTCGCTGCCGGTTACCGCCGCGTCCGCCATCGGCGTTGTCACGCTCACCGCCCGGCACAAGGGCGAGGCCGGCAACGCGCTGGACACGCGCCTTAACTACTACGGCGAGAGCACGCCATCCGGCATGACCGCCACCCTCGTGGCGCTGAGCGGCGGCACCAGCAACCCGACCATCGTCACCGCCATTGCCGCGTTCGGGCAGGAGTGGTGGAACTGGATCGTGATGCCGTACACCGACACCGCCAACCTCACGGCGCTGGAAGCCGAGCTCGATCTGCGCTGGGGGCCGATGCAGCAAAAGGGCTGCCGCGCCTTCGCCGCCTATCGCGGCGCGCACGCCGCCACCGCCAGCTTCGGCGGCGTTCGCAACAGCCCGCACCTGACGGTGATGGGCACCAACATCGTGCCCGAGCCGCCGTACATCTGGGCGGCGGTGAACGCCATCCGTGCCGCCGGTGCCCTGGCGCTCGATCCGGCGCGTCCGCTGCAAACGCTGGAGCTCACCGGCCTCAAGGCGCCGAAAATCGAAACGCGCTGGACCGACGGCGAACGCAACCTGTTGCTGTTCGATGGCATCGCCACCTACCGCGTCACGTCCGACGGCCGCTGCGTGATCGAACGGCAGATCACCACCTACCAGCAGAACAGCGCCGGCATCAGCGATATCAGTTATCTCGACATCAACCGACCGGAGACGCTGGAGCGGGTGCGCTACGAGCAGCGCGCGCGTGTGTCGCTGCGCTTCCCGCGCCACAAGCTCAGCTCTACCGACGAACGCTTCGGCGCCGGCCAGGCGATTGTCACGGAGGCGTCGATCACCGCCGAGCTGGTCTCGCTGTATCAGGATTTCATCGAGAACGCCTGGTGCGAGGATCTGTCCGGCTACAAGGCCAGCATCGTCGTCGAGATCGACACCGCCAGCGGCCGGCTCAGCTGGAAGGATGAGCCGCGCCTCATCGGCCAGGCGCGTACCTTCGCCGGCCTCACGCAGTTTCGCATCTAAACACGAGGTGACTCATGGCTAACGACGGAAGACTTACCGGTATTGCCGAAATCACGGTGGATGGCAAGCGCTTCGCCACCGAAAACGGCGCCACGCTCGATCCGGGCGGCTACACGCGCACGCCGGAGCGCCACGGCGGCGACACGTACTTCAAGGAAGAAGAAATGCCGCCGATGGTGGAATGCAAAGTGCTGCACA